CGCGCAGATACTTGATCGCGTCCTCGTAGCGCTGGCGCTGGTCTTCCATCACGTCGATCTGGCGCAGCGACAGCAGCCGGTACATCGCGATGTTGCAGGCAAGGATGCGCAGCGAGCGCGGCGGCGACTGGAGGGGCAGCCGGTAGCGCCCCTCCAGGTAGCCGTCGATCTCGTCCGAGGCATCCTCCAGGCCACGATCGAGCGCCGCCACCTTGATCGTGGCGATCTCGGGGTCGGTGACCTCCATGAGCTGCTGCTCGGAGAAGCGGTCGATCATGTCCTGGGATGTGGCGTAAGCCATGGGTCATCAAGCCTTCGGTTCGGACTTCGTCTCGGTCTTGGCCCCGCCGCGCGTGGCGGCGGGCTTGGCGGGTTCGGCCGCGTCGGGATCGTCGATCTCGACCTCGACCACCACGAGGGCAGGCTCGGCCTTGAGCTGGGCGATCTGCGCCTTCGACAGGCTGGCCAGCGGGTGATCGACGGGCGAAGCGCCGTGCTCGATCCCGGCGCGACGGAAGCCGTCGCGGCGGGCGGTGATGCGCAGTGCGGGGATCTTTGCCATGGAGCCTCTCCTTACAGCCATTCGCAGACGAGCAGCTCGGCGGTGCCCCGGTAGACGTTGGTCGCCCCGGCCGCATCGCGCTCGGCATTCAGAAGCTCCAGCCCGGCCTCTTCCAGCGCGGGCGGCACCACCAAGAGGCGCGGGCGCAGGCCCAGCGGGCGGCCATAGTCGCCCTTCATGCCCATCAGCGCGGTGCGCGCGGCCTTGTAGCTGGTCTTGTCCAGCGTCTGCTTGCTGCCATAGGCGAACTGCCAGAAGCCGAAGCCCACATTCGAGCGGCCATCGACACCGTAGCGGAAGGACTTGCGCATGAAGACGTTCTCGTCCTCCTCGCGGTCCTGGCGCACGAAGTTGTAGTCCTTGCGCACCTGGTAGAGGATCGGCTTGAGCGCGCGGCTGTCGTCGACCAGAAACCAGGCATCGCCCGAGCCGCCGCCGGTGTTGGACACCGAGGTGACCTTGCCGTCCTCGTCGAGCACCGGGTGATCGGTGTCGAAGAAATACTGGCCATCGTAGCAGGCGGTCGAGAAGCCCTGACCCAGCAGGCTGAAGACCAGCTGGTTGGGATGCGCTGCCGTCGAGCGGCCCATTTCCTCGAACAGCGGCGAGTAGACGCCATAGGTGTCGTCCTCGATATCGTCGCGGCCGACCTCGATCGTGCTTTCCCAGGACTTGTTCTTGATCGAGTAGTCATGCGCCTCGATCGACTTGATGACGCGGTCCCCGATCCACTCGCGCAGGTTGGGCGTCTGGCCGAGCCAGGCGTATTTTTCCTCGCGGGTGGTGGACGGAACGCGCGTGGCAACGCGGTTCCACTGCGGGTCCGCCTGGCCGAGGCCGCGCTGGAAGGCGGCGCTGTAGCCCGTGAACAGGCGGCCAAGATTGGACTGATTGATGATCATGTGTGGCCTCCTTAGCCGATCGAAACCCAGACGCCGTGTGCATCGACGTCCATGATGCGCCCGGCTTTCGAGCGCGAAGCGGTGCCATCGGTCTTGGCGACCGTCTGGTCATCCACGATCCAGGCATCCGCGCCGACATCGGCCAGGGCGATCTCGTCGGCCCCGGCGGAATTGGCGAAACGGAACACGCCGGTGCGCACCGGCACCGTCACATCGCCCGCGCTGCCGCCGCTGTTGTCGGCATGGGCGTCGGCCCGGCCGACCGCGACCAGCCCGGTAGCGGTGGCACCCGGCTTGGCGACCCCGGCATCGAGCACCACCAGCGAGCCCGCGAAGATGCGGGTCGCGGCGGCCACCGGGAACTGGAAGTCCTTGCCCGAGCGTTCGGGCGTGTTGCGATCCTTGGTCAGCGCAGCCATCAGACAGCCTCCTTCTTGCGCATGGCGGTGAACTCTTCAGGCGTCAGGCCCATCGCGGAGCAGACCGCCATGTCGTCGGCATCAAGCGCGCCGTCGCCGGTCTCGACCTTGGCCCCCGGCTTTGCGCCGGGCATCAGGATCGCAGGCTGGCCTTCGAGGAACTTGGCAAAGCCCTCGGGGTCCTTGGCATGATAGGCCACGGCCCAGTCGCGGTTCGCGGGCGGCACCTTGCCACTCTTGATCGCCTGGTCGACCACGCCAGCGGCGCGCTCGTCCATCAGCGTCTTGACCTGCGCCTGCAGGCTGGTGACCACCTCGATCGGGGCGAACTTGTTGGGATCGGGCGCGCCCGCATCCTTCTTGCCCAGGGCGGTGACGGCCGCCTGGACGGCGGTCGCGGTGGCGGCGGGATCCTCGGCGGGCTCGACGCCCGCTGCCTGGGCCATGGCGGCGATGGCGGTGGTGGCTGCATTGGCGCTGGTGGCCAGGGCGGTCACGCCCGACACCACGGCCGCGCGATCGCTGGTTTCCGGCAGGCCGAGGGCGGCCGCCAGTTCTGCAAGAAGCTCTTCCATGTCATCTCCTTCGGACTGGAGCTTGGGTTCCTGAGCGGCAAGCGCCGTCAGATGAAGGTTGGGATTGTTGGTGAGGCCCGCGCGCAGGACGGCCTTGACCTCGCCCTTGCGGGTGTGAAGGAAGACCGGCGAGATGTAGCGGTACTCGCGCGCAGCCACGGCGGCCGCGCCCTTGTCGGTCCACTGGACCTTGCCCCAGATGCCATCGGCGCGCGCCTCAAGCGCGACGATCCATCCGGCGGCGGGCGCGGTGCCCCCCACATTCTTGACCGCCGACAGATCGGTCTGGTGGTCGTAGTCGATCACGCCATCGAGGCCGTCGCGGGTCGATGCCGCGACCACCGCCTCGGCATCCTTCAGCACATACGGACCCCGACCATCCCGCCCGGCGAACTGCCCGGCAGGGATCAGATGCACCCATTCCGGGGCCTGCCCCGAAGCGCTCCCCGTCAAAGGGGCGGCATGGGTTGCCAGCATCAAGGTCATCGGTGGTTCTTGCCCTTTTTCGTGACGATCCGGCTTGATTGCCGACCGTTCTTGGGCAAGCTTTAAGGATGCAGGGGGACGGTCACACCCGGACAGATGTCCCCGGCAACCGGATCCGGCCCGGCGCGGATTGAAGCAAGACCCGGACCCCTTCGATCACAGATCGCCACAGACCCCCCTTAAACGCGTTTAAGGCGCGTTTAAGGACTTCGGACGCCCGCAGGGTGCGGAGAGGGCAGGAGGCCGCTCCACGGCGCTCTGAGCGCGTTCTAGGGCCATAGGGGGTTTTGCGCCCCTCACGGGCGCGCCGGGCGCATGTCGCGGACCTCGACGCGGCCGTCGCGGGTCTCGACCTCAAGGACATATCCCGCGCCCTCGATCGTGGCCCCCGCCTGCGATGTCGTGACCGCGCCCGCGTCGATCGCTGCCTGGGCGCGCCGCCAGTCCTCGGCCGTGAGAGCGCCCGCCAGGCGCTGCGCCGTCTCGGGCGGAAGCGTCACCGTCTCCAGGCTGCCGCCCAGGCGTTGGCCGCCGGTCGCCACGGGATAGCCCGCGCGCCCCGCGCCGGGCGAGCGCAGGAAGCTGTCGAAGGCCGGGCTGCGGGTCAGGCTGGCGATGGCCTCGCGCGCCAGTTCGGGGGCGGCGGCATCGAGCTTGGCGGCCGTGGTCGCGCGCAGGTGGTCCATGTTGGACCGGCCCACGTTGTAATCGAAGCCCGGATCCACGCCGCCCGGCACCTCGCGCACCTCGCCGGTGCGCCGGTTCACCCAGGAGCGGGCGGGCGCACTGGGCGGATCGGAAGGTGCCAGGCCGCGCCGGGCGATGTCGCGATCCGACAGCTGCTGGACCGTGCAGCGGCAGTTCCAGCCATTGGGCGGCGCATGCTGGTTCCACCACGGATCATCCCAGCGCAGCACAGTATCGTGCCAGCGCCGGTGCTGGTCGCGCGTCCGGTCATCGAGCACCGCGACATAGCGCAGCCAGGGCCGCCGCTCGGCCACCTGCTCGATGCGCTCCCAGCGACCGGCGGCATAGGCCATGCGCAGGTTCGTGTCATAGATGATGCGCAGGCGGCGGGGCGAGCCCAGCTGCACATCGCGGGTCTCGCCGGTCAGCGGGTCGGTCATCGCCTGCCGTCCCCACCATCCGCGCTCCTGCAGAAGCGGCGTGAGGCGGCGCTCGAACTCGCGCAGGGTGATCCCCTCGGAGATCGCCGCATCGACGGCGCGCCGGATATCGGTCAGAAGATCGAGACAGGCGACCTTGGCCACGGTGAAGGCGCGCGAATGCTCGCCGCGCTGCATGTCGCGCCAGTCGAAGGTCAGCTCAAAGCCCTTGCGGCGGAACGCCTCGACCGCCTCCTCGGGGGCCAGCGCCGTGAGGTCAATCCCCGCCAATGTCCGCCTCCACCTGGCCTGCCAGCCGCGCGCTGAAGCTGCCGCGCAGAAGCATCTCCTCCAGCGCGGCCGTGTCCATCTCCGCGATGATCGTGGCCAGCCGGTCGCGGAACTCCTCCAGGCTGCCCGCCTCGTCCATCAGCCGCCGGATCGGATCGACCATCGGATCGACCACCTCGCGCCAGTCATCGGCCATGTCATCGGCCAGGGCGTCGAGCGCATCGGGGGCGGCCGCGTGGCAGCTGCAACCCGGCGCATGGCCCTGCGCCTGCATCGCG